TCTCTTGGTTAAAAAATGAAGATAAATCTTATGATTATTACTTTTGGTTTGATGCAGGATTGTCCCACACTGGTTTGATACCAGATAGGTATTTATCTGCGCCAGGTTATAGAGGTTATTATGAATCAACATTATTTAATGATAAATTTTTGTCTAATTTAATTAACTATTCCGAAGATAAATTTGTTATGGTTGCTAAGGAAAACTCAAGAAACTATTGGGAAGGAACCGTTGACCCAAAATTCTACACGACATACAATAATAGTGTTCATATCATTGGTGGATTCTTTGGTGGAAAAACCGAATTATGGGATAAGGTTATTAAACAATTTGATGATTACGTTAGATTAGTTATTCCCGAACAAAAGAGATTGTTTTATGAAGAACATTTTATGTCCTTAATATATCAAAACCATAAAGATTGGTTCAAAACTTTAGATTTTGATATATGGTGGCACGAAGATAACTTCAAAGAAGGGTCAAAAGAATTTTTTGAACAAAATAAAAGTTTTTATAAAATATTAGAAGAATTAAATGACTAAGTTAACATTAGTTACTGGCCTTTGGAATATTAAGAGGGACCAGTTAAATCAAGGGTGGTCAAGGTCGTTTGACCACTATCTCCAAAAATTGGAAGAATTATTAAAGGTTGAAACTAATCTCATTATTTTTGGTGAGGAGGAAATACGAGAGTTTGTTGAGAGTAGAAGAAGTAGTGAAAATACTCAGTTTATTGTTAGGGGTACAGAATGGTTTAAAAACACCGTACCATACGATAGAATACAAGAAATTCGAAATAATCCAGATTGGTACAATCAATCTGGTTGGTTAAAGGATTCTACACAAGGTTCTTTAGAGATGTATAATCCGTTGGTTATGTCTAAAGTATTTTTGTTAAATGACGCCAAAATAATGGACAAATTTAACTCAACACATCTTTTTTGGATTGATGCTGGACTAACTAACACTGTTCATCCTGGTTATTTTACTCACGATAAAATACAAGACAAACTACCAAAAATATTCAATAAATTTGGTTTTATTGCGTTTCCTTATGACGCCAATTCTGAAATTCACGGATTCAGTTATCCTAAAATTAACGAATACGCTAAAAATGATGTTAAATTAGTTTGTAGAGGTGGATTGTTTGGTGGTAGAAAAGATACCATTGGTGATATAAATGGTTTGTATTACGATTTACTACACACAACTATTAATGATGGTTATATGGGTACTGAAGAATCTTTATTCAGTATTTTACTCTATAGACACCCTGACTTAATTGAATACGCTGAAATAGAATATAATGGTCTTATTAGTAAGTTTTGTGAGGATTTAAAAAATGATACTGTTGATGTTAAAACTAAATCACCTGTTAATACTAATTTAAAGTTAGAATTAACTAACACCGCATTATACGTTATCACATTTAATAGTCCAAAACAATTTGAGACTTTAATAACATCCATGATTGATTATGACACAGACTTTTTGGACAAACCTAAAAAGTTTTTATTGGATAACTCATCAGATTTGTCAACTACCGAGAAATACTTGGAACTTTGTAAAGAATATGGATTTGAACATATTAAGAAAGATAATTTAGGTATTTGTGGTGGGAGACAATTTATTGCAGAACATTCTGAAGAAAATGGTTTTGATTTTCATTTTTTCTTTGAAGATGATATGTTTTTCTATAATGGAAAAGAAACTGTTTGTAAAAATGGTTTTAACCGATATATAAAAAATCTCTATAGAAAAGTTTTAGACATAACAAAACAAGAAGGTTTTGATTTTGTTAAAATGAACTATACCGAATTTTACGGTGACAATGGAACCCAATGGTCTTGGTATAACGTACCTCAATCTGTTAGAGAACTGTTTTGGCCTGAAAAATCTACATTACCTGTTAGAGGATTAGACCCAAATGCACCAAAAACCAAATATGAAAAAATTATATCTTATGAAGGTATTCCATATACTTCAGGTGAAATCTATTATTGTAATTGGCCACAGGTTGTAACTCGTGAAGGTAATAAGAAAATGTTTTTAAATACCACATGGGCGCACCCATTTGAACAAACTTGGATGAGTCACATTTATCAAGAAACTAAAAATGGAAATATTAAACCCGGTTTGTTGTTAACGACACCTACAGAACACAATAGATTTGAATTTTACGAAGGACATTTGAGAAAAGAGAGTTAATTGGTATTTATATAATACCAATGGAATTCTTTATAAAGAAAAATGCGACCTTACCTGTTTTGTTGATGCAGGTTGTTAAAGATGGTAGAAGCGAATACCAACAATTTATGGATTTGCTTACGACATCAACAATTGCGTTTTCAATGATTGATACCACAACAGGTATGTATAAAATTGCGTCTCAACCGGCATATATTGTTGAGAAGACCCTTTTGAATCCGCAAGCTTCTCCTGAGTATTACATTTACTATAAGTTTACTGCAAGAGATACTAACACACCTGGTAGATATACCGGTGAATTCATGTTAAGAACTGATGAAGGTAATTTGATTTTACCAATCAGAGAAGAATTGTTTATCAACATACAAGACTCATTTATTTCTACCAACCCTTGTTGTTAATCTGATTTTATTTTTTATATTTATGTTTGAATGAGAAGGTAAACTCCGCTTAATACGGAAGATAATGAACCACTCGGAAAGGAACATATGATATCAACAGAAGAAATCAAAACATTTTTGGAGGGCAATGACCCTGAAGAATTTATCGTGGCTGTGGAGTATGATTATACTACAGATGCCATTTACAAAATCAAAGAAATTCCCGAAAAAGGAAAAGCAATTGTTAAAGACAATTTTATTGCTTTTGCATGGGTGGGAGACCTAAAAGACGCAAATTTTTATCAAGGTTCAAGAGGACTTCAAAAAGAAGGAATGACAAAACATGGTATTGTCATTGACAAATTAAGAACCGACGGACACCAAAGGTTAGAAAGAGGGTTAACATATATGGTTAAATGTCTTAAAGGGTACAGACACTTAATTCAATTTTTTAGGGATGGAGGATTAGACCCGTGGGGTGAAAAGGCCAAAGACCGAATATTAATTCTTCCTCCTGTAGAACAATTTCTTATTCAGAAAGAAAAAAGATTGTTCAAAGGATATGAAGAATACAACAACTTAACACGATTTGTATATGACTTAGAAACGACCTCGTTAGAACCCAAAGACGGTCGTATTTTCATGATAGGAATGAAAACAAACAAAGGGTTCAAAAAAGTAATTGAGTGTGCCACAGAAGAACAAGAACGTGCTGGACTCATAGAGTTTTTTCAAACAATAGATTATATCAAACCAAGTATTATCGGTGGGTACAATTCAGCAAACTTTGACTGGTATTGGATTTTTGAGAGATGTAAAGCACTTGGATTGGACATTAAGAAGATAAGTAGAACACTTAACCCTGAAAGGGTTATAACCCAATCAGAACAGTTACTTAAACTTGCCAACGAAGTAGAAAGATACAATCAAGTTGGGATGTGGGGATATAACATCATTGATATTATCCACGCAGTTCGTAGAGCCCAAGCGATTAACTCTAACATTAAATCGGCGGGTTTGAAATATATTACCACATATTTGGATGCAAAATCTGAAGACCGAGTTTACATTGACCACACAGAAATTGGGTCTATGTATAGCAATAACGAAGAATTTTGGTTAAACATTAAAAATGGTAAATACAAAAAAGTTGGTGTAGACCCAAAAATTGATTCTGCCTGTTCTAAACATGAAGACACATATATCAAGACTACAGGTAGTGATATTGTGGAAAGGTATCTTGATGATGACTTAGAAGAAACTCTTATTGTAGATGAAGAATTTAACCAAGGTTCTTTCCTTCTAGCGTCGTTAGTTCCCACAACTTATGAGCGTGTAAGTACGATGGGTACGGCAACTTTGTGGAAAATGATTATGTTGGCTTGGTCCTATAAACATGGACTTGCCATTCCTGAAAAAGAACAGAAGACACCATTTGTCGGAGGTCTTTCTCGTTTGATTAAAGTTGGATTCTCAAGGTCAGTATTAAAACTTGACTTTAGTTCTCTATACCCTTCAATTCAGTTGGTTCATGATGTATTTCCTGATTGCGATATTACAGGTGCGATGAAAGGGTTTTTAGGATTCTTCAGAAATTCTCGTATCATGTATAAACAACTTGCCGAGGAGTATGAAAAGTCAGACCCAAAAAAGTCAAAATCATATGACCGTAAACAGTTACCAATTAAGATTTTTATTAACTCAATGTTTGGAGCGTTGTCCGCTCCTCAAGTATTCCATTGGGGTGATATGTATATGGGAGAACAAATTACGTGTACAGGAAGACAATATCTTCGTCAGATGATTAAGTTTTTTATGAACCGTGGATATCAACCATTGGTAATGGACACGGACGGTGTGAACTTTTCAGCGCCAGATGATGCGGAAACTCGTAAATATATTGGTCGTGGTAACAATTGGAAAGTTAAAGAGGGTAAAGAATACACGGGAGCGGCTGCGGATATTGCGGAATATAACGATATCTTTATGAGAGGTGAAATGGCGTTAGATAATGATGGGGTATGGCCAGCATGTATTAACTTGGCTCGTAAAAACTACGCTTTGATTACCGAGAAAGGTAAAATTAAATTAACGGGTAATACCATCAAGTCAAAGAAATTACCGGGTTATATTGAGGAATTTATTGATAAGGGTATCAAGATGTTGTTGGATGGTGATGGTAAAGGGTTTATAGAATACTATTATGAGTATCTACAAAAGATTTACGATAAACAAATCCCGTTGGCTAAAATTGCTCAAAAGGCTAAGGTTAAACAAAGTATACCTGACTACAAACTTAAGTGTAAACAAACCACAAAGGCAGGAGCATTGATGTCTCGTCAAGCACATATGGAACTTGCAATAAAACACAATATGAATGTAAGTTTGGGTGATGTAATTCTATATGTTAATAACGGAACTAAAGCATCTCATGGTGATGTCCAAAAAGTAAACAAACTAAAAAGTGGATGGAGAGAGGACGACCTACAGAACTATTTTGATAACTACGGTACCTACCCCACCGATAATATGGATTCAATGGTTAGAATTAACTGTTACATATTAAATCCTACAGATTTGGAAAACAATCCTAACATGACAGGAGAATACAATGTTCCAAGAGCGGTTAGTACATTTAACAAAAGAATAGAACCGTTCTTAGTGGTATTCAAACAAGAAGTGAGGGATGCGTTGATTGTTGATGACCCATTAGAAAGGGGTTTATTCACCACAGAACAATGTGAACTTATCAATGGTATGCCATTAGATGAAGGTGGTCAAGATGACCTACAGAAAGACGTTTTAGATATCACCAAGGAAGAACTAGAGTATTGGGAAAAAAGAAAATTATCTCCAAATTACATATATGATAGTGCAGAATCCAATTGGGAGTCGTATATTTGTTGATATTTATCAAGTATGAGACTTAAAGATTTATGTGATGTTAAGACCGACTTCCCTGATGCGGATTTTTGGATTACAAGAAAAGGCGATATTGATTCTGTAGGTAAACCTACAAAAGAATTTGACCCTGAAAAAATAGGTATTAAAGTAGTTAGGACCGATTTATTGTTACCTGATTACTTATACTATGTGTTTGAGTTTTTGGTTATAAATGGTAGTTTTGCCTCTATGTCTAGTGGTACTACTAAACTAAAAAACATCACAGTTGATGATGTTAAAAACCTACGTGTAGGTCAAAAAGATTAATCAAATTTGATTCCGTCGGAGGACATTATATACCAATTTCCTCCGGCGAATCTAAATTCAACACAAGAACCGTTAGATATTAATAACTCATCCCAAGATTCATCTATTCTACCCTTATCAGGTATAATCAAAACATTAGTCAATGATTTGATTTTTACGTGGTCAGTTGTTGTAGAATCTAATTTTAATTTACAATTAGGTATTTGTCTAATTATAATAACATCTTCTCCTTTTGTACTATAAAATTCGTCAGAAACAATTGCAACTGATGATGTGTTTACTTCAAAACCATTTATGATTTTTCTTGTTGGTACTGTTCTAATTATTGCCATATTAAACGGTTGTGATTGGTTGTGGGAATGCTCTGTATTTTAATTGTTTGTTCAATGATTCGGCAATATCTGCCTCTTTTTTCATTTGGTTCTCAGGACGTAATCTTTCTAATCTTTTCATTAATTCGTCTAAAAGAACCGCTTTTTCATCTTTGGCCTCTGTTGCCAAAGACGTGTAATCCATTTGTAATTCACTATCAGGAGTTTTTAAATTTCCTGAAAATTTACCTCTGACTCTAGCCAAAGTTTCTTTAGAGTACGCTGTGAACCAACGTCTTACCCATTGTTTTGCGGGAACGTTAATGTCATCCCATGATAAACCATATAAAGGTATGTCTGAAGGTAATTTAACAATGTCAGGATTATCTTTTAAACATTGGTCACGGTCATCTTCACACGCATCGTAGTAGTAATACCAAACTCTACGTCTGTTTAGTTCCATATTACCAAAATCAAATTTACCACCAGGAACATTATATAACCAAACGGCCTTTTTACCACCCGGTAATGCCGTGATTTTATATGTTAAATCTCCACCAATCAATCTACTTTTAATATTTACGTCTTGTAAACGAGCCAACACATCATATCCTGAAAACATTGTGTATCCTCCACCACTTCCGACTTGAGAGAACCCGGCAGGTCCACCAACCCCATATCCACCAAAGGAACCAAAAGACCAAGGGTCAAACAACATACTATTTTGTTCTGCGGGTGTAAACCACAACAATTCGTTAATTTCACGACATGCGGGTATTTCATAAATCTGTTGGTTGGAAACCAAATCAAAATAATCTTTTTTCAATACCCAAGGACCGTCAGCCTGTAAACCAACTATCTTGGAATATGCGTAAGTGTATTGGGTTTCCCAATCTAATGTTCTTGTTACCAAAGCATTGGCTAAAGATTGTGTATCCAAGTCCAATCCATACAAGGATGTCCATTGAGATTCAATCAACCAATCAAGGATGTATTGGGTATAATCATCAATTGCTAACTGAAGAAGAGAATCTAATTGTTCGTCTTCTAATTCAACACTTCTAAGTGGAGCACCTAACAGGTGTCTAATACGTGTGTAGAGTTGGGTTCTTTCTGGTTCTGGTATAACTGCCATACCAATAAATATCTGGTATTTATGATATTGTATAAAGTAACGATTCTATTGGGAATATATACTTACCATCCCCCAATGTTACGTTTTTATTATCAAATACACGGATACCAACTTTTTCACTTTCAAATATCATCCAATCAGTTCTATACTTGTGAATTTTTCCTGATGAATAAACTTCATAAGTTTCTTCTTTGGTTTTCAATTGTTTCCAAAAAGGTTTGATTTGAGCACTATGATTTACACCATCTTTGATAAACTTGGCATCATTTCCTTTAAAATCTTCTTGTTTTCCATGTCCACCTGTGTGGTCAACATTTTCAGGACCCAATAAAATTCTCATCTTTTCTATAACACGAGCCTCTCTTCTTTCACCCGCACCATAAATAATATCAAGAATACCCATAATGTTTTTGAACAAATCACCATCCATATTAAAAATGTCTTTCTTGAAGTGGTTTATTGCTCTAAGGTAACGTTCAAATTCAGCGTTTTTAATCTCATCGTTATCTGCGGTTAAAAATGTAAAAGGTTCTCTACCCAATGAAACAACTTTCTTGTTTATTTCTTCGGCCAAGTAACAGAACACCGCAATATTTGTATTCCAGTTATTGATAAGGGACCTTTTGTTTTCATCACCTTCTAAACCATAAACCCCTGAACCATACTCTTTGTTCGCCGCTCTCATTAAAGAACCAAAGAATTGTTGAACGTGTTTGTCAATTTGTTTTCTGTACTCTCCGTAAAGGGTTTCGTTAGAATTTAAAAAGTTTTCATACTTTTTTGTTGTCTGTGCTGGACACATTGTTGGTTTCATATCCTCAAAAATAAGCGTTTTGGCAGACTCTTGCAATGGAATCTTTAATCTACTTTTCAACGAGTTTTCCACAAAGTCCCAATTTACTACATTCCAAAAGTTCTTGATGTACTCATCTCTTTTGTTTCTATATCTCAGGTAGTAAGCGTGTTCCCACAAATCTAAACCAAGTAATGGATAACCCCCACCTTCAATAACATTCATCAAAGGGTTGTCTTGGTTTGAAGTAGACATAATTCTTAATTTATCATCATCAGTCAAAATTAACCACACCCAACCTGAACCCAATCTATCTTTGGCAACACCCTCAAATCTCTTTTTGAATAGGGGTAACGAACCAAAGTTTTTTGTAATGTGTTTCATGATTAAACCACGAGGAGACATTTTCTTTGGGGTCAACATGTTCCAAAATAATTGGTGGTTGTAGGCCCCACCCGCATTATTTCTAACTGTCTTGTTGAACCTTTTGATTCCTTTAACAATTTTTTCCAAATCGTCAGGGGCATCTTTGTTTTCAAGTGCGGTGTTTAATTTATCAACATAACCCTTGTAATGTTTGTTGTAATGAACATCCATTGTTTCGGGGTCAATAAATTTTTTTAAAGAATCATAACCGTATGGTAATTTTTCTATTTTGATTTTTCTGGCTTCGTTTACGGCTTTCTCGTTTCTTCTCTTCGTTTCCTTTACCGTCTCTTTCATTAGAATTTCTTCTTCTAATTCTTGAACTCTATTCACTAAATTTTTCATTCTTGTCGTTCATTTAATATTATTATAAATAACACGACTTTGTTATTTTACCTAAGGTTATTGATTCTATCAAGAATTTCTGAAGCAGTAGTCCCATTATCTTCGGTACTAATTCTGTCTCCCATAATGGTTTCAAAAATATTTTTCTTCTTCTGAAGTATGTCATAAACAATCCCTTCTATTGTGTTGTCAAATATTGGGTAATAAACCAACACGGAATTTTTTTGTCCAATACGATAAGCTCGGTCTTCAGCCTGAGAGTGGTCTGAAGGTAAAAATGATAAGTCATTCATAATAACAACTTCACCCGCAGTTAATGTTAAACCAACACCTGCGGCTTTGATATTACCAACAAAAACTTTAATTTTTTCATTGTTTTGGAATTCATCAACGGCAAGTTGTCTTTCTTTTTGAGAACAAGACCCATCAACACGAACCGCTTGTTTTCCAAACTTTTCCAAAATTAATTCCAACGAGTTTGTAAAATTGGTGAACACAATAATTTTTTTATCTTGTTCTAAAACACTTTCAATTAACTCAATCGTTGCGTTAATTTTTTCTTTGGCAATGACCTGACGAACTTTTACAAGTTTTGAGAATTGTAATGTTAATGAATCCGCCTCACCACTTTTATCGTACCAATCATAATATTCACCCATAAGTTCTTCATACTCTTTTGATTTTAATCTCAAGTAAACGGGTGTAATAATTTTTTCAGGTAAATCTAAAATATTTTCTTTTAATCTTCTTAATACTTGTCTTTGGGTTCTTTCTCTTAGTTCATCTAAGTTTGAGGCACCACTCACGTTCCAAATCCTTCTTTTACCCGCTTTGAATTGAAAACCATTACAATATCTCTTTACGTAAGCCATCCAATTTGATGCCACGGGAGATTGAATAAGGTTCAATAAGTTGAAGTAGTTGATAGGTCTTGATGTAATTGGTGTTCCTGTTAATAACCAAAGTCGGTCAACAATCTTTACAAAGTCGTTGATTAATTTTGTTCTTTGTGCTTGTGCGTTTTGTATGTAATGAGCTTCATCAATTATCACCAAATCAAATTTGGACTTTAAAATAATGGACTCATCTTTATTGGCAACATCATGGAAGTTTTTTATGATGTCAAAATTTATGATAATAAAATCGGCGTCTTCCCATTTCTTTCCATCAATAATGGAAATACTTCTGTCAGTATAGTTTGAGATTTCTCTTTGCCAGTTAATTTTTAACGACGCAGGACAAATAACCAAAATTTTCTTGGAACCTGTTTCTAACGCCCCAACCACAGTTGCAGTTGTTTTTCCAAGACCCATATCATCAGCCAAAATAAATCTTCTGTTAACAACCAATCTTTTAACCGCTTCTTCTTGGTGAGACATTAATGGACGATGAGAATACTTTGAAAAATCAATTTCAACATCTTTAATTGAGTTGTCCTTTAACATTGCCGCTTTTGGGACCCAAAAATCAAACACTTCTTGTCTTTCAAAAAACTTTCCCCAAATATGAAACGACACATCTTTTTCAACTAATAATTTTTCAACATAAACTTTTGTTGGGATTTCTATATATCCTTTATCATCGGCAATTTTCTGAGCAAAGTATTGGTCAAGGTCAACCCATTTTTTAGCAACCTTTGGTGTGTTTGGTGAATAATTTACAATGTATTCGGCCTGAGACCTTGTTGGGTAGAATTTCTTATTTATGTTGAATTTTTGTTGTAGTTTGAGAATATAATTGTTGGCACCCGAATAGGTTTCCAAAATATTCAGTGCTCTACTTTCTATGGTAGTTAATACATTACTCATACAATATTACAGAATAATAATCATAAATAAGGTATTTATCAATATGAGTTATTTTAAGTCGGAAAAAGATGCTGAAAACGCCATCAATAAATTTATGCCAATTATTTTGGGTAATTTAGGTAAGTTTTATTCTGTTAATATAACTTTAACTCCAACGGGAAGTGAAGACGAGTATTACGGTCATTTAACATTTATAGTTAACGGTGATAGTTTCACTCAAAAACAATCCGATTCTCTTATGTCCTCAAGAGGTAATATATTAAAAAATATTAAAAAATATTTGGGAATTAAAATAATCATAAATCAAACATCAGTTACAACAGAAAAATAACATGACACAAAAATTAGTTCCAATAACAAGATTAGGTAAATTCTTTGGAGGAGAAGATTTTGACCTTGATGTATCAATGGGTAGAGAGTGGTTAGGTGGTGATATGAATTTCACGTTGGTTTTATACAAAGTAGACAGATACAAAACAAAAACTGACGATGTTTATGGTGAGGCGTTAGAAGACGGAATTCAATTTTTGGCTCCTGTTCAATTCAAAGCATATGTTAAAATTGCACAACCTGAAAATAAATTTTTGGGAACCTCAAAAATTGCTCAGACTGAACCAGGTAATATGACATTCTCGGTTTACCAAAAAGATTTGAATGAGTTACAAATCACAATAGATTTTGGTGATTACATTGGATACTACGAAACTGAAAGTAGAGTTAGATACTATACCGTAGTTGATGATGGAAGGGTGGTGTCAGATTTGAAACACACTTATGGTGGATACAAACCATTCTATCAGACTTATGATTGTGCACCTGTGAATATGAATGAGTTTAGAGGATTGTAATATATAAATTAAACTATTTATAGAAAATGGCATTACCAAAGAAAATTGTTAAACCAACACTTCCTTTAAAGAATCAAAAAATTCTTTATGGTAGAAGAGAAGAACTTCTTAGTTATATTACTAAGGACGGAACTTATTTACCAAAGTCGTTATTACATGATGACTTAGATAGGGGTATGTTGGATTTTGCAAAGAATACTTTGGAGATGACAACTGCGGGGTCTCGTGTTCCTGTTATTGACATTATTATTACATCACAGAACTGGTCTCAATTTACAGAGACTTGGAACTTCAGGGATTTAGATAGTAACGTTGATTTACCTTTTATTACCGTAATCAGACAACCTGAGGTAAAGTATGGTTCAAATCCTTTGATTTATAATATTCCAAATAGAAAACAATTTCTTTTTGCTGTGGTTCCAACTTGGGACGGAAACAGAAGAGGGGCGGATGTTTATACAATCCCCCAACCCATACCTGTTGACATTACTTACCAAGTTAAAATTATGTGTAACAGAATGAGAGAGTTAAATCAATTTAACAAAATTGTTATGCAGAATTTTGCGTCTCGTCAAGCATATGCGTTTATTAAAGGACATTACATTCCAATTCTTTTAGATAGTGTGTCAGATGAAGATGTTATGGATTTGGAAAAAAGAAAATTTTATATCCAAACATATAATTTCACAATGTTGGGTATTTTAATTGATGAGGAAGAATTTGAAGTTAAACCAGCAATTTCACGTACTTTAACTTTGACTGAGGTTGGAACAAGGTCTTTAGGTCCCAAAAGAAAAACATTCCCTGAAAATCCAAATAAATTTGAGTTACCATATAGATACACTTCTTCTCAAACATCAATAGAAAAAACTTTACCGTATAGAGTAAATTTAGTCAACACATCAGTAACAAATATTGATTCATACGATGTCTATATTAATGGTGATTTTTTTGGTTCTGATTTAACCAATTTAGAAATCAACTCTAACGATGTGTTGAGAGTTGATATTACAAAAACAAATGCAGGTCAAGAATCTATTTTATCTTGGTTTGCAACCATTGTTTAATCTTCACCATACAAATCTCTTTTTTCTTTACATTTTTCCATAATTAAAGTTTCAAGAAACTTATAGATTTTTAATCCTTTTTTGTCACAATATCTTTTCAGCACATCGTGTGTCTCAACAGATATCTTTAAATTTTTTATCTTCTTGTGTGGTTTTTCCATAAGGTAGAAAAAAGGCAGAAAATAATCTGCCCAATTTATAAATACATCTTTATAAGTAAAGTTTTTGTGTTTTTGGTGGATATTTATACTATAAAATAAAATAGACAATAAGAAAACAGAGTAATGGCAACATCAAATAAAGTCTTCGTTTCACCGGGTGTGTACACTTCGGAAAGAGATTTAAGCTTCGTAGCACAAAGTGTGGGGGTTACCACACTAGGTATCGTTGGAGAAACAATCAAAGGTCCTGCCTTTGAACCAATCTTCATAACAAATTATGATGAGTTTCAAGCCTATTTTGGCGGGACTCAACCAGAAAAATTTGTTGGAACACAAATACCAAAATACGAAGCGGCTTACATAGCAAAATCATATTTACAACAATCTAACCAATTATTTGTTACAAGAATTCTTGGTTTATCAGGTTATGATGCGGGTCCGTCTTGGTCAATAACTACTATTGCCAATGTAGACCCAGGTACAATTGGTTCTAACAATCCTGTGGCTACCGCATGGTCTGTTCAGTATTCAGGAACAACAGGGTCATCATCAACTATTACATTTAACATAAACGGAACCACTCCGTTTCCAGCACCAATATTAAACCACTTTGGAAGTTACACCACTTTTAATGGTGGTACATCAACTGTTAGTGGTGACATTCAAAATTTCATTTATACTATCGCAATAGATGCTATTGAAGGTTCAGGTACTTTGAGTCAGTCAATCGCATTTTACGGTAGTATTGATGACGATGATTACGATAACTTAATAGATGTTGACGGATATACACCACAGTCAAATGTATTTGGTGTTAATGACGTTCAAATTGGATTAAACGATTTAGAAAGTGATACTAACGATTCTTGGTATTACGCAATGTTTGATAATTTGGGAAGTTGTAATTATTCAGGTTCTTCATTCTTTAATGTTGTTCAAAACGTTACACCTATAGACCCAGGTTTTACAGGTTCTGAATTCTCAGGTGTTGTATCAGGTAGTTTGTACACTTATTCAGGTGTATCATATTGTGATTATGACAACATGGTAGTTGCTACTTTGAGGTCAAGAGGTTTGGCAACATACGCAGGAACTAACACAGGTCCTAGTTATTATTGTACAGGTGCAACATTTGATTGTACTTCAGTACCAACATACGCTAATGTAAATAAGAATCCGTATTCAACATTTGCGGTAACAGGTTCAACAATTGATAACACCACATTTAGTTTTGAAACATCTCTATCGGTTTCACAATCAAATTATTTAAGTAAAGTTTTTGGTAGAACTAACTTTGGTAAAGAACAAGCTGATGTTCCATTATTTTTGGAGGAAGCTTTCCCAACATTGTTAAACAATTCTTACAACCAAGGATATATTCGTGGATTAAATTGTAATTTTGTAGAATTACCAAGTGCGAGAAGTAGTAGTTCAAGCTCTATAGCATATTACTTAGATAGATATAAGAGTGCTGAATCTCCATGGATTGTTTCTCAATTAGAAGGAACTAAAGTAACAAAATTATTTAAGGCATTTACAATTTCTGATGGTGATTCATCAAACGTAGAAGTTAAAGTTTCTATTTTGAATATCTCTTTCAACAACTTAACATTTGATGTTGGTGTACGTAGTTATTCAGACACTGACTCAAACCCAGTTTATTTAGAAAGATTTGTTGGTTGTACTATGGACCCAGCATCCAACTCTTATGTTGGTAAACAAATTGGTAGTACTAACGGTGAATACGCTCTTCTTTCTAAATACATTATGTTAGAACTTAACGAAGAAGCACCTATCACATCGTTACCATGTGGATTTGAAGGATATCACTTTAGATTATATAATAGTGTTACAAGTCCTTTCCCAACATATAAAACGGCTTACAATTACCCTAATGAAATTATTGCTAACCCTCCGTTTGGAGCCGCCTTTGGTGGTGACAATGCGGTGTTTAGTTCAGGTGACAAAATTAGACAAACTTTCTTAGGATTCTCTACGGCATTTTCTTACGGTTGGGACCCTGATTATTTCGCATATAAAGGTATGAAAAATCCGGCAACTTTATGTCCTGGTACTGCAGAAGCGGAACCTTGGAATTATTTATCAAAAGGTTTCCACATGGATTCAGGAGCAACAGTTGTA